CGTTCTGCTTCGAGGCTTCCAGCACGGAAGTTGCGGCCTCGCCCCAAGACAAGCCAACGCGGCGCGATTTCTCGCACACCTTGACCTGCGCGCGGTCGGCCATCCATGCCTGCTGATAGGGCAAAAGAACGGCATTACTCATGCCGACATCCCCAGGATGCGGTTCTGGATTTGCGCGACAGCGTCATCGGTCAGGCCAACGCTCTTGGCGGCATCGCCAGCCTCTTTGGCTGCATCGGTCAGCGCCTGCTTGCGCGCCTCTGCCTGCCAGCGTTTCTGTGCTACCGATGCCTTACCAAGCTCTGCAACTGCGCGTGCCAGCTTCGGCAGATCTACCGCGTCAGGGTCGACGTTCATCTCCATCAGAATGGAGAACATCTTTTCCTGAGTCAGCCGCACAAGCGCGTCATTGACCGCGCCGTCTTCATCGGGTGCGGCTTGTACCACGGCACGGGCTTGTTCAGTGACCAGGCGTAGGGTTTTCAGGCGCTCCTCGAACCCCTTGCCATAGCGGTGCAAGCCTGACTTGCCTATCTCGTAGCCGCGCTTGCCAAGTTCAGCGGACAGCAATTCGTACTGGCTGAAATTGTTTTTCACCAGCGCCTGATCGAGCCAGGCTTTCACGTCCGAGGGAAGCCCCTCAACCTTGGAACGTCGAGGCATAGCGGCTACCAGTATTTCACCGGGCGCGCGATACCTGCATCGCACGGGACGGTGTATTCAACAATGTCGATGCCGAAGCGGTCGAGCTTGCAGAACCAATGTGGCTGCGTATTGCGGCCAGTAATGGTGATGAGATTGCGCTCCTCCAGATAATCGAGGTTGCGCCGTAACTCCAGCGGCGTGATGTCGGGCAGCATCGGCTGAATCGCCGATAACACCACCGCTTCGCTAGTTCCTACCGGCTGCGCCGAGTTCAACGCAAGCAGGATGATCCACCGCAAGTTTTCGCGCCGCGCTTTTTCCACATCAGGGGTCATACACGCTTCTCCATGAAATCAATCCGTCGCTCGACGTGTAACAGTCGGGCGCTCAATAAGGCGCTCGATACGCGCACCGATTGCATCGAGCTTGGCATTGAGCACAGTCTCGAAGCGTATGGCATCTTCGCGCCGCTGATACTCCAGCGGCAGTCTTGTGAGGAAGTCATTGTGTTGAGCTTCCAGTTTTTCCAACCGCCCGTTCTGGTGGTCGATGCGGGCATCCAACTGCTTGAGTAAAATCTTGCCGAACGTAGCCAGCGTGCCGATGAAGCCAAGCAACAGAGTCACGATCTGCCAGAAATCAACCTGAATCGTCATTGCGCCTGCCCCTGTTGTTTAACCCACGATTGCAGCGCCATCAATTGTTCGGCGACTTCGTGGTAGGTGGCGTAGTTTCCGGCGACCGAGGCGGCAACGTCTTTAACGCTGACGGGGGGCGCATCAGCAGCTCTGGCGGGGTCGGGAAGCTCGCCTTGACTGGCGGCGGCATCGTGGAGCACCCTGAAGCCACCAGGCAGATCGCAGGAAGAAGAAGACGAAACATAGATTGGAACCTCCTTGATGATGTCATTGCTGCGCGTCTTGACCACACGAACGCGGTCAACGTACTGCGTGACCACCTGTGTGGTGGCCTGCGCTTGTTTGGCAGCAAGCTGCTGTAACTTGTTTTCGGTTTCGGCGCGCTCGGCTTCCCACTTTGCGGTTACAGATGTCTCGCCATGATGGCAGCCACCAACGAACACCGAGGCGACGATGGCCAGGATGCCGATGAGCTTCCAGGGCAGGCTGCGCGCCAGGTCTAGAAACGGCATGATCATTCCGCCTCCTTATTGAAGCCGAACACCAGCGGCGAAGCTGTCACCACGCGCAGGATGACGTTGGCGACCGTGATCGCAACAGACATCCAGGCGTAGACATTGCCAGGCACGAGCGGCTGGAGCAGATCAAACTTCAGCTCCAGCGCCAGCAGCAGGGCTGATATGAGATTGAGCCAGACGGTCTTGCTTTGCCACCAGGGCTTGGGTGTCAGGACAACGGCTTGTTGAGTCATGGCGGCTCCTATGCGTAAGTGTTGCGGGATGGGGACAGCCCCGGCGTGTAGCTGGCGCGGCCACTGTCAAAATGGGCGGTGAGGCTTTGGCGTCGCGATCCGTGGCGCGAGATCGCCAGATGCACCCAGTTGCCTTCATAAATCAACTGGTCATACTCGATCAGGGATGCCTCGATGGCGCGCGCGATGTCGAGCGGACTACCGAACTGCGGCGCGATGAAATCGGCGGCCAGCCCCTGCATATGGGCGCTGGTGGATGCGCCACCGATGGCCTTATTGAGTGCCGGGCAGCGATACCCGCTGCTGATAATAATGGGCGTGCCGAGCTGTGCGCGCACCCGCTCCAGCGTGTCGGCCAGATAGCCAAGGTTGCGCAACACCTCGAACGGCGGTTGCGTGTTGTCGATGCCGCGCCGCAACGCGGTGTCGGAGCGGATGAATTCGTCCAGCATGAAGTTGGGGGAAAGAACGCGACTCATCGCGCCCTCCATAGTTCCGGGCGGAAGGTGCAGGAACTGGTTTGGTGGGTGTAATAACCTGCGGGCTTTTTACCGCACTGGCCGTGCTCCGGCATGCGCGGATCGGGGTGGCGCGTCCAGATGGCGCAAGCGCCACAAGTGCCAGGAGAATTGGATGGGGTGTTAGGTTCCATGTCGGCAAGTGTGCCGACAGAACCGCGCTGGTGCGATTAAAGCGTTTTAATTCTGATCGGCTAACAGAGAGCCTTGCCGTGTAGATTGTTCGCGCAGACGCGCACGCTTGACGATGTTGCGCACCTGCATTTCGGTGAGCTGGTATTTATAGGCCAGAGACTGGTAGTTGTCCCCGACAAACTCCTGCCAGATTTTCTCATCACGCTGCGACAGCTCGTAAGACATCCCGCGCGGAATGTATTGCTGCACGCCGCCGATCTCGGTGCGGATCGCCTCGGTGATATTGAACGTCATGCTGGTCGCGCTCTCATGCGCGATGTCACAGTTTCGCAGCCGCTTGAAGATGACCTGACCGATCTGCTCAAGCAGCTCGGGGTATCCCTCCGGGAAAGACATCATTTCTAGCTTCATTTACTCCTCCTTTGGACACGGGTTAGCCATTGCTTCAAAGATTCGATGACCGTGCTGGCTTGCTCTGGCGCGAGCCATTGCAGCGCGGCAACGCCGGTCTGGCGCTGCACATAGGACGCCAGCGCGCCCTCGGAGGAGTTGCGCACCGCACCGGCCTCATGCAACTCCATCCAGAGCGCGCGAATCTTCTTACTCTGGCCATCCTGCGCCAGCGGGCGGCTACGCTTGACGCGGAAGCCCAGGCGTTTCATGCGTTCCAGCACGCGCTCCAGCTCCGGCGCGTTCATGGTTGACGTGGAATCCTTTTTTACGCAACCCATGAGCATGGCGCGATAGGTTTCATCGTCCTGCCCAAGGTCGCGCTTGGCAACGTGGATGAGGCGAATGAGCCGCTGGCGCACGGCATGCGGGTCGGAATGGCTAGGCATTGGTATGCTCCAGCAGCGTGTAGCGAGCGACGTGAGCCTTGCCGCCGTTGCGGGTATGAACCTCGACCATCTCCTTGCGGATGTCATGCCCGGCCTGCCGCAGATCATAGATGCGACCGCCGAGGCGCATGATGCCGATTTCGTTCAAGGCTTCCAGCGGCGTGATCGGGCCGCGTTTGAGGCGTTCCAACAGCAGGTTGCATTGCGTGTCCATAGCGGCCCTTTCTGGTGTAGCGTTAGTTGGTATTGATTGCGTTGTCAAAACGGTCGTCACCGATGGCTTGCGCCAGCTTGTGCATGTCGCGCACCAGGCTTTCGGATTCGATGCGCAAACGGTCTGGCAGGTAGCGTTTATTCCAGTCGAGGGCGCAAGCTGCGTCAGCCAACTCGTTGGCGATGTCGAGCTGTTGGTCAGAGATCATTTTTCGTACTCCAGTTGACCTGACACGTCAGCGATCATCATTGCGTAGTTAGCGCAGTCAACCGCGTGCATCGCCTCTGTTCCATCGCTGTTGAAGAGCGCACGCTCAATGAGCAGCACCTTGGTTGCCGCCCCCACATACAGATCGCTGACAGCCATTTCCTTCCAGCTTTGTCCCTTCTCCGCATCCTTATCGCGCAAGCGTTGCTCCATCAGCAGCGCGAAGGCCATCACCTCTGGGCGCAGTTCCTGGACGTGAAATTTGATTGGTTCACTCATTTCGATACTCCGGGTATTCGTTGTAGAAGGCGTCTTCTGGAATTTCGTTCTGCCAGTTCGACACCCAGGCTTCACGGTCGCGCACCAGACGTTCTTCATGATGGCGATGCGCGATCAGTTTCAATGCCTCATACCAGGCATCTTCTGTCGAAAAACCTCCGTTCGAACTCATCACGCCACCTCAACTTCAAACGGCTCGATGACAAAATCCTCGACGCCCGTGACGATGGTGATGCCAGCGATACCGGATACGGCCTCCGGCTCGGCCAGCATTGCTTCCTTGTTCGGTTCTTCCTTGTTGCGGATGAAGCGGCCAAGACCGAGCGCGCGCAGGGTTTCGAGCACCTTGTCAACACTGCGGATGCTGACGCTGGGGGGGCGCTGCCGCCAGCGCACCAGGCCCGTGGTCAATTTAACTTCCTTGCCGCCGCTCACCAGCAGCTCGTTGCGGTGCGCTTCACACCACACATGGATGCCGTCGATCAGCGTTTGGATGCGAGTCTTGAGCGCCTCGATTTCATCCTTGCGCTCCGCAGTGATCGCCGCGATCTGGTCATTGATATGAGTCTCTACACGCGTCAGTTCGCGCTGCGCATCGCCGAGTGCGCGAATGGCATCAATCGCCTGATCCTTGCTCTGGCACGCCCAGGGTGCCGCTTTTGCTTTTTGCTTGGTTGCCATGTCGAGGCTCCTTTATGGTTAGGTTATTGGTCAGGCTTTCGATGAGTTCGCGCAGCCTGTCCTTGTTACGCGCGATTTGTTCCGGCGATGCCGGTGGTGTAGGGAGTGCCTTCGGTTGTGGCCTGCTGCCCAGGTTGTCGAGCAACAGCTTGGGCGACGGCCAGCGGTCGCAGATGCGAAACAGCGTCTGGAAGGCGCGGCGCACCCGCTCTCTGTCGAGGTGTTCCGACCAGGCGGTGCCGCTGTGCCACAAGGCTTCCAGCCACACTTCCGCCGTGCCGACGATGGCATCCTCCGGTGGCGTTCCCGCCAGGCGCAGCGCCAGCAGCTTTTGCAGGCCAGTCACGATCTCGATGCGGAACCATTCATCTGCCTCCATGCTTGAAATTCTCCAGGGCAGAGATGCCCGACAGCGTCTTGCTCGCGCTCCTGGAAGCGGTCAGCGCCGGTGTGCCGTCCACCAGTTGCGCGACGGCGGGGCGATAGCCGCTGATCACCTCATAGAGCCAGCCGTGGCTCTTGAGAGGCGTCTTGAGCCGTCCGGCATCACGCGCGGCCAGCCCTTGCTCGATGGCCCAAATCCACGCCTCCAGCGGCGCGTCGAACACCTGCCCGTTGCGCTGGATGCGCTGCGCCTGGATGTCGGGCAGCAGCTCGTTGATCAGCCGCGCCACACGCTCCAGCGTCAGCTCGCGCGCATCAGGCCTGAACATGGCGATGTAGCGCACCAGCGCCGAGCCGAGCGCACCGGAGAGCTTGAACACGGCGGACAGTGCCTCACGCGCTCCCTCGTGCGCGACCAGCGCATCGAGCGAGAGGGTTGCGCCGCAGCACGGGCAGCGTGTTTTCATTGCGCCGCTCCCTCGCGCCACATCACGATCACACCGTGGCGTGTGATGGAGCGGATGAAGCTCCCGTCTGGCCGCTTCTCCAGCATGTGCCCGCAACCCAGATCAAGCAGCGGCTTGGCCTGCATGTTCGTCCCCGGCTGCACTTCGATGGTCGGCATGGCGCGGCCTTGCCCCATGATCTCGCGCACCGTGCGATACCCCTGCGCACGCAGCTCGCGCGACACGCGGTTGATTGCTTCGAGACGCGATACAAACTCCTCGGTGAAGATTCGGCTCATAAAACTCTCCGTGTGGTCGATGGAATGAACGAGGTGCAGGGCGGCAGCCATGTCACGCCTCCTTGACGATGGCCGCGTCCACCACCGGCGCGCCCAGATGTGCCGCGAGATTCATGGCGGCGGTGAGCGCGTTGGCTACGGCCAGCGGATAAGACAGGCTCACGTAGGTGGTGGACAACTGTGATGACTTTGCGCTGCCGGTGCGCCGCGCAAAGGTAAGGCGCTCGCGCAGGGCTTCGATGCCCTCTGCGCTGATGACCTTGGACACGTCCGCGCCGACGCGGGTCAGCTTGAACTTGAGATATTCGGGCAGCGATCCGTCCAGCGGCGGCAGTTCCACGATGTCGCATCGTTGCGCGACCTCGCGCACCTCCGCGTTGTTTACCGCAAGGCGGCTGCGCAGCTCGGTCTGGCCGACCAGCACGATGGAGAGCAGGGGGGAGAGGCCATCTTTGAGTTCGCCGAACCGCTTGAGGTGCTTGAGTGTGGCGGTAGGCAAGCAGTGCGCCTCCTCGATCAACAGCACATGGCGCTGCCCGGCGCGGTGGCCTGCGGTGAGCAGTTGTTGCACCTGGCGGGCGCGGGCCTCGGCATCGCGCTTGGGGGCCACGCTGGGCGCTATCGTGGCGATGATGGCTTGCACGATGGCCGCGCTCTTAAGCGTCTTTCCCTTGCTATCGTTCTCCTCCATGTACAGCACGGAGGGTTCGATGATGAGCACGTCGCGGCCCTCGCGTTGCAGGCGGTCTTTGAAGTCGGCCACCACGGTGCTCTTTCCGCTTCCGCTTTCGCCGACCAGGGCGAGCAGACCGCCGTGCTTGGCGTGTTGCCAGAGCGTTTCGCGCACGAAGCGGATGTCCTGGCTGATGAACACATCGCTGGACTGCGTCACGTCATTGGCGAACGGGTCGGCGGCGAGGTTGAAATGTTTGCGCGTGGGCGCGGTCATGGTTTGTTTTTGCAACAGCATGTCGGTCTCCTTCTGGACAGTTGACGAATTAGCCGCGTCGGATACTGGCGCGGCGGTGGAACGCTCTGCGGCGTTTTGTTTTTGCGCGGGCTGCAAGGCCCGTGTGATCTGCGCGTCGCTGGCACCGGCGCGGTGCAGCGTGTGGCTGATGGCATGGCGTAGCGCGGCGGTGTGCTTCTTCGGCCACTTGTGGTGGTTGACCAGGTCGGCCATCGTGCCTACTGAAATACCGAGTTGTTTAGCCATGTGGGCCTGCTTGATGTCGAGCTTATCGAGCAGACGCTTCAATGGTGTAGTGCGCGTCGCGGCCATCACTTGACCCTCCTCAGTTCAGTCACGTTGCCGCCACCGTGCGTGCCGGTCGCCACCGTGTTGCCCCACTGGTCGGCCCATACCTGCGGCACATTGCCCGCAGGGAAGGCGGTGGAGATTTGCATGTAGAGGTCGGCTGGGGAGGCGGAGCCTAGGCGCTCCTTGATGCTGCGCACCGCTTCCGGCACGGTGAGCATGACCTGAACGGCTGTAGCCTTGGATTGCAGGCTCTGTACCTGCGGCGTCTGTACTTCCTCGGCATTTGGCACCAGCCGATGCGGCAGGTCGGTTTTGCCCAAGTGGCTGTGTGCGACGATGCCCTTGCCTTCGTTGAGGTGGCCGAAAGGACGGGCCTGCTCTGCCCGCTTCTTCTCGGCACCGTCCACCGTGGTGCCGTCGCCCCACGCGGCTGCGGACAACGTGTTGGCTGCGCGCTCGCTTGCAGTCGCTGGTGCGCGAGCGTATTCCTCTCCGGCGACAGGCGCTGAGAGAGGGCGACCGTAGTCGTCGAACGCGCTTTCCGGCTGCACCTGCACCAGTAGCGACTCATCGCCCATGCGCTCGATCTCGATGCGCAGCGCGCCCTGCTGCATGAGCATTGGCGTCACGCGCACCTTCTGTCCGTTGCCGAGGAACTCGGCCCAGGGTTTCAAGTCGTAACGCGCGGAACGGCCAAGCTCCGGGTGGGCAAAGCTGATGGAAAGGTCGCGCACCACACGGGTGAGTTCCTGACCAGCCATGAACCACTGGCATATCTCGCGCGGTGGCATCTGCACCAGCGCGCCGGGGTGCCGCATGATCAGTTGCCATAGATCATCGCGCACCATCGGTTGGCCGCTGGCGCGCGTTAGGCGACAGTCCACATGCGCGATGGCGTTGGCGTTGAAGTCACGCACCCACGCCGCCGCTGCCGCGTTGAGTTGCTCGACGGTCTCTACTGGCTCGAATCGCAGGCGACTCTCGAAATGCGTCTCGACTAGGTTGTTACCCTGCTCGACGCCGCCCTTCCCCCACGAGTGGCCAACGGCGTGTGTTTCATGGTCAACGCCGAGCGCGTCGAGCAAATTTTTGATGGCAAAGCTGGTGTTGGCGCTGCCCTTGTCCCACAGCAACATGCGCGGTACGCCATGCGACACACGCATCGGCTGCTGGCTCCAGGTGTAGAGCAAGAACTCAAACAGGCTATGCTGGTTCTCGCCCGCTGCCTCGTAATATCGAACGTCGAGGTTGCTGCTGGCGTGGTCGTAGCGAACGTAACGCCACACCTTGAGCCGCACCTTGTCCATGCTGGCTGGCTTGTTCTTGTAGAACTCCTCATCGCGCATGATCGCCTGGCCCTTCGGGGTGTAGTAGATGAGGCAGAGCGATGGATCAATCTGATGCAGGTGGTTCGGATGCAGGCTGCGCAGCGTGATGTGGTTGCGCGCGGCGAGTTGCGATTTGATGTCCATGCGAGCCGCGCGCAGCAGAGAGTTAATGCGACCCTCGGATACCGGCACATCTATACCGTTGGTATGTGCGATGTTCATGGCCACCGCCGTGGGCAGTGTTGCCTTGCCATTGCCGCGTATCCCCTCGCGCTTCGCCGCCGCGATGAAGTTCAGCGTTTCCTGCGGCAGCGCAGTGGTGCCTGCATCGGCGCGCTTCTTACGGCCAGTTCGATAGCCGGTGTGATCTCGAAGCCAGGCATAGACCGTCGATGGATTCTTTCCGATCAAGCTGGCGAAGCGATGCACCAGCTCGGTCGCGCAACCATGCGGAGCCGCGTTGATGCGGTCGCGCAGAGCAAACAGCTCTTGCAGCAGATCGGGAGCGAGTGGATTGGCCATGATGATGTCCTGCGCGTTAGGCAGCGTATGCGCCGAGCGACTTGTCGAAAGTGGTGCGCTCTTTGGTCAGCCCCGCCTCTGATCGAGCGAGTGCCTGCTCGTAGACATCGGCGATGTGGGTCAGCGCCGCCTCATACTTTGGGCGCTGTTCGTCGGGCATGTCCTGCGCTACCTCGAACAGCGTGATGCGGCAGGTTTCCAGCTCGCTGATGGCCTGCGCGATCTTGCGACCCGCAGCGGCCACCTGTTCAGCGACAGGCTCCAGTGCGTCCGGCCAATCAGTATCGGCCACCACTTTTTTCTTGAGCTGCACTTGCAGGCTGGCGAGCTTCTTGTGGGTCTGCTCCAGCACGGCATCCTTGGCCTCCACGTCGCCGCGCAGGCTGCGGATGGTATTGCGTAGCTCCTTTATGCTCATGGTCGCCACGTCATCTAGGGCCAACTCCCCGGTCTGGCCATTAGCGGTCAGCTCTTCGATTTGCTCATCGTCCAGCACCAGAAGTTCCAGCAGCTTGGACTTGCCGAGATGCTCCAAATGCGCCGACATCGGCGCATTTGAAAACTTGCGGGCGATTTGCATGGATTTCTGTGCGACACGAGGCTCAATACCGATACGATCAAGCCTTGCAATGAAGTCGCCGTGTTCGCAGCTCTCGCGCAGCAAAATTAGAGACGTGCCGAGAGCGAATAGTCCGGCGTGGATGTGGCGCTGCGCTTCGATGGCCACCGCCTCTAGTGCATCTGGATGAATCGGCCCGGAGTAGTGCATGGATGTGGCCAACTCCCTAACCTTTTCTGCGCGCTGGTGATCAATGACGGCGAGCTGGTTGGCTGCCGCTGCTGCTGCTGGCAGGCCGGGCAATCCAGCCTCGGCGATGGTGCTGGATGGGTTATCGGTGGTGGTGGTTTTGCGAGCCATGTGGCTTCTCCTTTTCAGTTGGTGGTCAGACGTTGCTTCATGTTCTGGATGCGCTCCTCCGCCGCGTCGAGGCTGCGAAGGATGGAAACTGCGTGGCGTGCTAGCTGCACCGATGGGCGGATTCGACCGGTCTCCGGGATGCGCTCGGCGAATCCCTTTTCTTCCAGGGTAGCCACGTAACGTGTGATGGCGCTGGGGTCGAGGCCGGTTGCCTTGCAGATGTCGGTCGGCGTCAGGCCGTGTGCGAAGTGGCCGAGTAAGGCGGCCAACACGTCGAGCACCTTTCCTGCGGTTTGGCTGGTTTGAGTTGGCTTGCTCATTTGCGCACCAACCCGTTTGAATTAGATTCATGAGCTTCGACAACTGAATCCAGACCAGCCTTGGCGTATTCGGCCAGCTCTCGTAGTCGTTGCGTGGTGATCAACCTTAGACCCATCCCGCCATTGCGAATGTGTAGCGCCATATCGTTGGTTGAGCGGATATCAGTAGGGCGCTCCAAGACATGCGCAAAGAAAAATAGAGCACTTGTTTGCAGCTGGTCTGGGGTAGAAAAGGAATCTTCTGGACGCGGCATGGTTTAAGCTCCTGTGAAAATGATTTGCAACGTGGGAGAATTTAGGCTGTACGATTGGTCTTTAGGCCGAGCGCGACGAATACCTTGTGAGCTTCGCCGCGTTTCCCCTTTGAGCGTCCGCGCAGCACCATGAACATGGCGTCGTAGTCCAGCCCCTTGCGGCGGCAGTAGTCGGAGACGGATTCGCCGCGAGCGTCAAGCTCAGCTCGGAAGGCGGCGATCTTTCGTTCGAGTTGGTCTTTGGTCATGGCTTGCTTGGTGGTGTTCGGTTTGTGATGGTGGTGATTGTGTGACTTAATATGTCACATGTCAAGGGGTGTGTGATGAATAAAATCAATGAAAATCGTTTTCCGGGAGATCGGATTAAAGAGGAGCGCCTGCGTCTTGGGATCAAGTCCCAGGCGGCGGCAGCGGCAAAGTTCGGTGTCGAAAGGGAGACCTGGTCTCGCTACGAAACCGGGAAGATTGAAATGGGGCGTGATGTTTTTCGTCACTTCGTGGATGCTGGAGCTGATGCCGGATACATCGCCACCGGCGTCAGGCGCGGCGAGGAGCACGCTACGACAGCCGCGCAGAAGATGCGCGTAAGCATGTTGGCTAGCCTGCTAGGCGATGAACTGCAGCGCGCTGGGACTGGCTTGAAGTACGAGGTGTTCTATGCCGTGCTGACCGGATTGGTGCAGGATTACGGTGATGCGCCTAACTTCGATGTGGACGCAGCGCGAGCAGAAATCGCGGCGCTGCTTGGAAGGAAATCCTGATGGAATTCATCATGGTGGTTGCGGTGATCATTGGAGGGTGGCTTGCCATCGCAACTGCGAATGATGGCGCGGCACGCCGTAAGCGTAAGCTGCACCCTGATGACCGCATCCGACAGATCGTCAAGGATGTGAATAAACTTGCTTTCGTGATACTGGGGATCTGCTGCTTTAGTGTGGCCAGCGCCGCCAACTATCCATGCAGTCAAAGCAAAGGCGGTGTCAACTATTGCGATGGCGATAAGTTCGTGTGCAATGACGGTAGTATCAGTGCATCGAAGAGGGTGTGTTCCATCGCCAAGCACGGCACGAAGGAAGCGCCAAAGTCGGAGGAACCCGTGCTGCGCAAGGATAAGAAAAAGGAGAGGAAGTGATGTCTGTCGCAGCCGCAGCTCTTATTTGCTTGGTAGTTGGCGTCACCGATGGCGACACGATCAAGGTGCGCTGTGGCGAGCCTGGCGCATACGAAGAGGTCAAGGTTCGGCTCGGCGCAATCGACGCGCCAGAGAAGAAGCAAGCCTTCGGTCAACGCTCGCGCGATGCGCTGGCGCAGCTATGTTTCGAGCAGGACGCGCAAATCAACAAGGTGAGCCGTGACCGATACGGGCGCACCGTCGCCGATGTGAAGTGTCAGGAACAAGATGTTGGGCAGTTCATGGTGAGCAACGGCTTGGCGTGGGTGTATGACAAATACGCCAAGGGATACGGTCACCTCTACCCCATGCAGGACGCGGCCCGGGTCGCGCATCGCGGCCTGTGGGCCGACGATGAGCCGACGCCGCCATGGCTGTTCCGTAAGCGCGCCAAAAAGTAAAGCCCTTTACTGTCTGGTCGCCATGCCTCCCGGCAAAGTGGCGACATGGACAAACACTTTGCAGCTCTTGAACGGGTTCCCGCACCTCTGACGCAAGCCGCCGCGCTGGCCTTTGAGTTGGAGTTTGAAGAGCAGGAAGCTCCGCAGCGGATACGCGTTATTCCCGATGGCGAATTCGATGCGGTAGATGGTCGCCCAGGCAACATCAAAGGCGTGAAGGCCAAGAAGTGGCGCATGGATGCGCAGATCGCGCAGCGCATCATCGCGCAGTTCGTTGATCGCGGTATTGATCTGCCGATTGACTACGAGCACCAAACCCTCAAGGCGGCGGAGAACGGTCGCCCCGCGCCTGCTGCGGGCTGGATCACCGGCCTCGAATATCAGCCCGGCATCGGCTTGTTGGCGCAGGTGCGCTGGACGGATGCCGGGGCCGCGCATCTGGTCGCGGGCGAATACCGCTACCTCTCTCCCGTTTTTTTCTTCGACCCCGACACCGGCGCTGTGCAGTCCCTGCACAGCCTGGCGCTCACGAACACGCCCGCGCTAGGCGCGCTCGGCGAGATCGCCGCGCTGGTGCAGCAGATGGTTTCACTACGCCGACTGCCCGGCTCTGGCAGGACTACCAATGAGGAACCCACGATGGATAAAACCCGAGTGCTGGTGGCCCTGGGCTTGCCCCTGGATACCGGCGATGACACGGCGCTGACTTCGCTTTCCGCGCTGGCGGCTAAAACCCGCGAGCAGGAGACAGAGATCGCAATGCTCAAGGCCAACCAGTTCGACCCGGCCAAACATATTCCGCTGGAAGAGCATAGCAAGCTCAATGGCGAGCTGGCCGCGCTCAAGGCCGCAGGCGACCGTGCCGAGCATGAACGCCTGATGGCGGCGGCGCTGTCCGATGCCCGCATTCTGCCGCCCAACGAGGCGTACTGGCGTGCGCAGCCGCTGGCCGCACTGCATGCCTTTCTCAAGGATGCCAAGCCGCTGGCGGCTTTGGGTGGCACGCAGACGGGCGGCAAACAGCCAGCTGGCGGCGGTCAGCAGGTGGCGCTCACCGAAGATGAGTTGGCCGTGTGCAAGAGCCTCGGTCTGACCCCTGAACAATTTGCCAAGGCGAAAGGAGAATAAGCGATGAGCACACTGACTTCGGCACGTAACACCTTGGCCCGCGACGGCGTGGATTTCACCTATCCGGTTGCGGCCAGCACCAAAATTTACGCGGGCAGCATGGTCACGCTGTCGGCCACCGGCTTTGCCCGTGGCGGCGCGGCGGGCGGCACCAAGGCCGCAGGCATCGCTGTCGAGACCGTGGACAACAGCAGCGGCGCGGATGGCGCGGTGCTGGTCAAGGTCAAGCGCGGCGTCTTCGCCTTCAACAACTCGGCTGCTGCCGATCTGATCGACCTGGGCGATGTGGGTGCTGTCTGCTATGTGGTCGATGATGAAACCGTCGCCCTGACCGATGCCACCGGCACACGCGTTGCGGCTGGCAAGGTGGCCGACGTGGAAACGGTCGGCTCCGGCACTGTGGTGTGGGTGGATTTCCGCTAACCGCCTGACTCAATCAACTCAATAGGAGCAAACATGTTAATTACTCAAGCGCAGGCGACCGCCGCCTATACCGGACTCCGGGCTTTGTTCAACGAGGGCTTCATGGCCACCGCCAGCGGTGTGGAAGACCAGTGGAAGGACATCGCCCTGCTGATCAACTCGGAGACATCCGACGAAGAATACGGCTGGATGAAGAATCTGTCTTCCATCCGCGAGTGGCTGGGTGACCGTCAGGTGCAGAACCTGTCCGAGGCCTCGTTCAAGATTTCCAACAAGCATTTCGAGGGCACTATCGGCGTGCCGGTGGACAAGATCGCCGACCGCAAGCTCGGCGGCTATTCCATCGCCGCGCAGCAGCTCGGCCAGAACGCACGGGTATTCCCGAATCGGCTGGTGTTCAAGCTGTTGCAAGAGGGTTTTGCCGCAACCGGGCCGGACGGCCAGTATTTCTTCGACACCGATCACCCGGTGCAGACGAAGGAAGGCGTGGTGTCGGTGAGTAACACGGGCGGCGGTTCCGGCGCGGCCTGGTATCTGCTGGACACCAGCAAGGTGGTCAAGCCGATCATCTTCCAGCAGCGCACTCCGTTCAAGCCGCAGGAGCTGACCAGCGGCGACAGCGACCATGTGTTCAAGCGCAACGAGCTGCTGTTCGGCGTGGATGGCCGCTGCAATGTGGGCTATGGACTGTGGCAGACCGCCTATGCCAGCAAGCAGACGCTGGACAAGACCGCGCTGTGGGCTGCACGCGCCAATATGATGGGCTTCAAGGGCGACAACGGCGAGCCGCTGGGCATTACGCCCAACCTGCTGCTGGTGCCGCCCTCGCTGGAAGAAGCTGCCCGCACGGCGCTGGAGGCTGTCATCATCAGCAACACCAGCAACGTGATGAAGGGGCTGATGAAGGTTGAAGTCTGCCCTTGGCTGGCTTAATAGGAGGAACACATCATGGCTAACAGCATCGAAGTAATCTGCAAGTCCGGCGTGTTTCGCCGCGCCGGACGCGAGTTCTCCGCCACCCCAACCGTAGTTGCGCTGGGCGACTTGTCCAAAGAGCAACTCCAGTCGCTCCAGAACGAGCCGCGACTGATCGTGCGCGAAGTGGATGCGAATTCGACGGACGCCAAGCAGCCCGGCAAGAAGGGCTGACACTAAAACTCTCCTCCTGCCTCCTTTTGGCAGTTTGCCCGTGCCGCCTCCCCCGGTGCGGGCTTTTTTTTGCAGACGCGACAGAAGCGCCTACAAGCGATTGAAGCTACCTATATGCCCCGGTTGTATAGGTTGGGGTGCAAGAATCGTTTATGAATGTTCGCAGCGGCCTCCGTGGGCCTTTGGTTTGGCTGTGCCGGTCTGCTATGGGGTGAATGCTGTAGTCGTCTACTTATTTTCCCCGCATTGCCCTACAGGAATCACCCCACCCCTGCCGGGCAAAATTAAAAGCCTTTACTGTCCACATCTCCATGCGCCCGGCAAAGTGGCGACATGAACTACGCCACCCTCACCCAACTGACCGAACGATACGCCGAACGCGATCTGCGGCACATCACCGACCCGGACGCTCAGGCGCTTGACGCTACACGCGCCGGGCAGGCGCTGGCCGATGCGTCGGCGGAGATCGAAGGATGGCTCGCCACGCGCTACCTGCTGCCGCTGCAAGATGTGACGGGGGCAGCGATGGCCGTGCCGACGATTCTGGTGCGCTGCGC